TATATATTTTATATATTTTATATATTATTGCGTTGTATTAATATATAAAAACACTTTTTAAAATATAGTAGACTCAAATGCTTGACATACATCAATCTATAAAAAATAAATTAAATTACTTTCATGAAATGCATAAAATACCAAATATATTATTCCATGGTCCGACAGGAAGTGGTAAAAGAACAATTGTTAATGAATTTATTCATAAAATTTATGAAAACAATAGAGAGATAATTAAATCCTTTGTTATGTATGTTAATTGTTCGCATGGAAAGGGTATTAAGTTTATAAGAGAAGAACTTAAGTTTTTCGCAAAAACACATATAAATTGTAATGGTGGAAATACATTCAAAAGTGTTGTATTATTAAACGCTGATAAATTAACATTAGATGCGCAATCAGCCTTACGAAGATGTATTGAATTATTTAGTCATAATACGCGTTTTTTTATTATTGCCGAAGATAAATATAATTTAATGAAACCTATTTTGTCAAGATTTTGTGAAATATATATTCCAGAACCCGTTATTGATGATAAAATAATTAATCTATATCAATATAATTTAAATAAAGTTTTTAAGTTGTCTGATGTTAAACAACATAAGCTCGAATTGTTAAAAAAAGAACTAACAAAATCTGTTAATAAAAAAACTAATTTAGAAGATTTAATGTTATTGTGTACAAAACTTTATGAAAAAGCATATTCCGCTTTGGATATTATTGATTTATTAGAAAATACTAAATTTTTGGATTCAATACTAACAATTGAAAAACGTTATGAACTACTTTTATGCTTTAATCGTGTAAGAAAGGAATTTAGAAATGAAAAATTGCTAATATTATTTATTCTAAATTTTGTTTTTTTAAGTTCAGAACTATCTTTAGAAAATATAAGTTTTATGTAAATGGATGACTTTAATGTTAGTGCGCTTCATGAATCCAAAAATGAATGGGGTTCTCGTTTAGTTACAATTTTAACACCATTAATTATTGATGGTTATAAGTCAATTTTAGACGAATCTATTAAGCTTTGTAAGGAAAATAGAGAGATGGATAAATACTTAATGACATTTCAAAATTTAATTTCTAGAATACCAAAATGGAATGCTCAAATTATAGAAACAGAGAGAAAAAGAATCTGTGACAAATCTGGATGTACTTATTTAGAAGATTTAGTTACTTGTGTTCATATTATTCAGCTCAAAATTTTAACTGCTATGCGTGTTGGTCAGAAACAAAAGAAAATCGATATTAATATTCCAAAGCTTGATGATTTTATTCATAAAACATACATTAATGTGGCAAGAAAATTATATAAAAATGTCTATTTGTTTGAAACTAATATACCTCCTTTAACAATACAAAAACATTACAGAGAACTAGAAATTATTGTTCAAGAATGTATATTAAATACTTTGAGAGAAAGTATACCTGTTGAATCAATTTTAAAGGCTTACATGGATGAAACTGTTGAAGAAGATGTAATTGAGGAAATTAAAGAACAAATTATTGAAGAACCTATTAGAAAACCTCTTGATGCTCAAAATGCTATGGCTGATGGGTTACCACCTAAAAGTTCCGGATTGAGTTTTAATGATATTGATTATGTTAAAACTGATGATGGAATTGTATCAAATGTTAATGCTCCAAAATCTATTGAACGTTTAGAAGAAATCAGTCAACTTAGAAATCAACAAAGAAAAATGGATGAAGAGGAAGAAAATGATAGTGTCAAGCTTAAAATATCAGACCAAGCATTTAATTTAGATACATTAGATGTTCACAATATTGAAGAACCTAAATTGGAATTATTACCTGATTTGTTAATCGATGACATTGAAATTTTAGAGTAAATTGCGTAAAATAAAAAATAAGAATATCCAATTATTATTTTAAATGGATAACATATTTATAATTGCTGCTATTATTTCAGTAGTATTTTTCATTTCAAAATTTATTGAAATGAGATTCATTGAAAAAGAAACCAAACCTTTAAAATTTTTACTTAGAGATTCATTATTAGTGTATTTTAGTGTTGTTTTTGGAGATTTTATAGTAGGACAAATTAATCCAATGATTCAAGGAGGCTCCATCACTTCAAATGTTACTCCAGTATTTACAGATAATCCTGGATTTTAACCAAAGGTATCTTAAATTTAACCAAAGGTATCTTAAATTAAATTAATTCTTTTTATCATCTTATAATATAATGAAAAGAATCAAAACAAAAAAAAATTTAAAAAGAACCAAATTTAATAAAAGAAATAAAAAAACTAGACGACGATTAAGAGGTGGCGGAGAAAAAGAAAAAAATGAACAACTTGTTAAGGATAATTTTAGAAATATGTTTATGAACTCTTTTAAAAAATTACAAAATTCCATTAAAGCTGAAAACATGGAAAAAGTTAAAGAAGCCACTGAAAATTTTAATAATGGTTTTAAAAGTAATCAAATTGGTATAAATACATTAATTCCTATAACAACTAATTCAATTCCTATAAATAAATACGATTATAGTCAAAGTGTTACTCCATTAATAGCGTTTGTTCCATCATTAGTTGTTATTTTTGATAATATTGATGATTTTATTACCAGAAAAGTTTTCATTAATAATTTTATAGAAAATAAAGGTAATATAAATCTTCTTAGTTATACCCACAATATTTCTGCATTATCAGCAGCAATAAAATTACAAGATAAAGAGTTAGTTAAATATTTACTTGAAAAGGGTGCTGATGTGAAGTTATTAACAGAAGAACAAAAGGTTGTAATGGAGAATCTAATAAAAGATGAAGAAATTGAAGCAATAATTGAACCTCCTCCTGTGAAACCTATTGTTAAATTAACATTACCAACTGAATTACCATCTGATTCTGGATATAATCATGAAGTTGAACCAGAATTTTGGAAACCAATCTTTGAAGCAAATGAAATGCTTTCTATAAGAGCAAAAATTAATGAAATGATGAATTCTGATGGAAATATACCTATAACCAATAAAGAAGTTACACAATTATGGAGTGTTTGTAAAATAAATCAAGCAATAATTCCAACTTATTTTACTCCAACAAAAAATGAACCTTACGAAGCATTTGGTAGTTGGTTTGGTGACCAAGATATTGATTTCTCTCATTTTAATATTGTCTTATGTGCTGCTTTAATTGTATTTGGAATAATATCTGAAAAGATGGTTGGACAAGATTATAAAGTTATATTCAAAGGTGGAAAAGCGGTACAATTGGTTTTGGCTGGAATGCCTGAAGCATCAAAATACAAGACAGAGGACATTGATGTATTAATCTTACCTGATACTAATGTACCATATGTCGAGTCAACTGTAAAAAATTTATCTGGACATTTAGCTTATTTAATAAGATGGTTTTTAAATACACCAGAAACACAATATAAGGTTTCTGTTCAAGCTCCAAATCCTGCAAATGTTAGAGCAAACCCATATATTTTTAAACTAAGTTATTTAAAAGTTATACAGAAACGAGACTTTAGAAAGCAAATAATGGTAGATGATTTTAAACAGTTTTCAGATATTGATTTTAAAGAAACTCCTGTAAGTATAAAACCATATTTTGAAAAATCAATTGATTATAAATTTTTTATATCTGAATTAAATCAAAATGTATTATTTAGATGTCCTAATATAGGTTCTCTATTAGATGAAAAAATATATTACTACGTAAAATATACTCAGTATAAAAAATTGTTAGAAGAGAGAAAACCAGTAACAGAGGAAGGATATGATAAATTAACAGTTATAGATTGTGAAAGATTTTTAGAAAAATTTAAAAAGGCTATTCTAGCTATGAATAAAGGATTACAAAAGCAAAGATTCCCTGAAATATTACCAGATGAATTATTAGAAAAAGAGAAAAAATCTATTAAAACGCGTTTAACTAAGCTTGGAACAACAGATGAAGATTTAAAAAATATGGTTGTTCAAACCCTATACAAATAAATAAATTTAATTAAATTAATAAATTTATTTATCAACTATTATATTTTTTGAAATATTTCTTATAATTTTTTCTTCTTTTTCGGATTCATTATCTCCAGGACCTCCCATAGATTCAACTACTATTTTGTTATATTGGTCTGAAAACTTTGAATTATATTTACCACAATCAGGATGTTCCTTTTTAAATTCTGGTAGCAAACGTTGGTTCTTAAAAGCAACTCTTCTTATCACTTTACGTAATTTCTTTTTCTCTTCATCCTCTTTTTCCCATTTGTTCTCATCTTTAATATAAATAGTTTCTCTCTTTTTATCTGTACAGTGAACAGGTCTTTGTGTAACATCTAATTCTTTGAGATTTTTAGTTATTATATTAGATATTCCTTCAACATAACCAAGTTCTCCAACTTTTTCTAGATCAGATAACTGAAGTTTAATTGAATCAACAAAATCCATAATATTCATGGCATCTTTACATGTTTCGTTTAAGAAGAAATTAAGATTGAAAGCTTTGTTATGTGAATTAACAGTATTATTACAATTATTATATGAATCTTTCTTAGCTAATTCTAAAATCAATTCTTTTATTTCTTTGTTTTCTTTCATAAGATAATCGATTAATTCATCTTTTTTATCTACAGTATTTTCTACTTTATTATTTTCACAAATACAATTTTTGCTATGTTTCCATAATCCAGAACGTGTTTTAAATTCTTTGTTACAAATTTCACATGAAAAATTTAAAATCGCTGATTTTTGCTGATTTTTGCTGCCAAAAGTTTCCAAATCGTTTCCTTCCATGGTTTTTTTATGTTTTGCTGACAAATTATGGTCGTCAAAATTACATTTTCTACACGTGCTATAGTCACATAATTTACAGTAATATTTTGGTGCTGATTTTTGCTGATTTTTGTTTCCTAAAGTTTCCATAAAATAGAAACAGATTATTTTTTTAAGTTTTAATTTTAAAAATTACAATAACAAATTGAAAATTATTTTTTTGGTGTTGAGACGCTAATTTTTAATTATGGTCACAAAATTATATTTTTTCCATAAAATATCTATACTTTTGAAAAATGGACAAAAATAAATGTCCAAAATTGAAATTTCAAAAAAACTTTCCCCAAAAAATTTCATATATCGATACTACACATGGAGGGACCTTTTTTGCGACCTTTTTCAAAAATTCAGGATTTTCCCTTCATTATGTAGTATCAACGCCCGGTCCAAATTTTTACAACATCTCTTTTTATAGTGCCTTTTTTTAAGTCAGTGTTATACATATCATAACTATATCTTCCTGAAGACGGATACTTCAATATATCACCAAATATAGATTTTGACTTATTTGTTATAGGATATTCTGTACAAAATATACAACCCAAAATTCTCTCTAAACAGCATCTATCTGCTCTATTTTGTATAACATTTACCAATGATGATATATTATATTTATTTTCTATATGTAAAAGAAAATTATGATTTATATATGATTGACAACCAAAACATCCATACCATTTTCTATCACGCATAATACTAAACATAGCAGCAGCATTATATAATAATTTATCTTGAATAATCGTTTTATTTTTAAGCTTTTCTATAAGTGTTTTTGTATTTGATTCATTTTCATTATCCGCATTAAAATACCATAATGGTAATACTTTTGTGCCATTTAAAACCTCAAAGTTTATTCTTTTGTGAAAAAATACACTATCATGTATTATTATGGCATTTTCAAAGAATTTATTTTTAATAAAGTAATAATATGGTAATAGTTCACCTCGGCCAGAAAATTCAGATTGTATTATTTCTACGTTACTATATTCAAAATCTGCTTTTAAAAAATTAGAATCACTGTTATCATCAATTATAACAATTTTTTTAGTTGGATAAAAAAACCTTAATAATTTTATAGAATGATTCCAATATCTATTGGTATTTTCAGAATTTACATGTCTTGTAATAATAAACCCAAAATTGTTCATAATATATATATACATAGAAATGTATTATGAACTTATAACAAAAAGTATTTCTAAATTATTAAATATAAGATGGAATTTTATCGATATCAATTACATCTGTAGGTACTTCACCCTTAAAACTTGAATATGCGTTAAATTCCGGTCTCTCTAATTGCGCTTGAGGTGTATGATTATGGACACATCTTGCTATCATTTTATATAATTTAAAGTCAGGATATCTATCTACTCCATTACCTTTATATAACATATTTACTCCTTTATCATCCAAACACCATTCAACTATTAAACGTTTAACCGGGTCACTACATTTACTTAAATCTTTAATTTCATCAAAATCCTCAACTACATAATCAAATATTGAACAAGCAAGACGACATATATCAAAACTATAATTTGGTTCTAATCTAGGTTTTTTCTCATTTAAGTAGGGTTCGGTATTATATTGAGTAGCAGCATCGCCGCCTGCTTGAAAACTATCACTACAGAAAAGTTTACCATCAAATTTATAGATACTTCTTCCAAAGTCAATAATTTTGAATATACGACCAAATGTTGGAACCTTATAGTACTTCTTTTTATAGCAATAATAAATGAACTTTTTATCAGTCTCATTATACATAACATTGTTTGTATGTAAATCATTATGTGTAAAGTTAAATGCCTTTTGATATGTAACTAAAATCATAATAATCTGCATGAATGCTGAATACCATTCTTCTTTTGATAAATCACTTGTTAAAATTAAGTCGTCAAATGTATTTTCACAAAATTCCATTCCAATAACTTGAACTGGAAATTTTGGAATAGTTACATCTATTCTCTCTTCTTCAAAAGAGTCATCATCGTCATCGTCATCTTCATCGTCATCTTCATCTTCATCTTCTTTATTTTCATGTTCTTCGTCTTTTTCAGGTTTGTCACTATCTAAGTTTTCAATTTCTCCACAATCATCACAATCTTCATGTTCTTCTTCATTATCAGTGTATGATGACCTTGATGAACAAGTTGAGTTTGATTTTAATGTAACATTTTGATTAACTTCTTTTTGTTCCAAAAGATTAATATTAGTTAAATCGATTAAATCCGATGGTAAATCAGAAATATTTACAATGTTTTCATCAAAAACATCTTCGAATATTTCATTATCAAAAGACTTAATTGATATTTGTGATTTGGCACTTGAATTATGCTGAATTGTAATAGGTTTTAGTTTTGGATTTTCATCTTGAAATAAATGTTCGTAATCATCAATTTTAAATAAGACATTTTTATTTTTATTAAAATAATCCGACTCATTTAAATAATCAATGTCATCGAATACATTTAAAATAAAATCATTTTTAATACCTAAAAATGATCCATAATAATCAACTCCGTGTGTAAAACCATGATTATAAATTAAATTGCTTGATAAAAAAACAAACATACCATCAACATATGCTGAATTATTTTGGTCAATAAACTTTGAATGACAATCTAATTCAGTTGAATTTATTTTTGGTAATGTAAATAATTTTTTATCATTTAAATTATATTTTCCAATTAAATATTTAAATGGGTCTAATAAAGGCGCCATTTTAAAAAAGACATCTTTATCTTTTACCTTGTTATTCTGTATATTTTTTAGTCTACAATTAAATAAATGAAAATCTTCTTCATCTCCATCATTAACATTTGAAATATACCATTTGTTATTTAAATTAATACTATTATAATTACTATCATTCAAGGTGAAGAATTTATTATAAATAGGTATATAGTTTTGGGCATTTGAGAGAAAAAGAGTTTCAGGTTTCTCTAAACATTTAAAAAGTTCCAGATTTTTACGTTTTTGATAGTTCACGTTTATCATTCTTTAGCTAATTAATATATAAATTATATGTATTTTTAACTTATTATAAATGATATTAATATTGTTCTCTCTTATTGCGTAAAAACATGTAAAAAATAATTTCTATTTTAAATAATAATGACTTTAGAACTAAAGAAATTTGATATGAAAAGTATAAGCTTTAAACCTAATGAAAACAAAGGACCTGTTATTGTGCTAATTGGAAAGAGAGACACTGGTAAGTCTTTCTTGGTAAGAGATTTATTATTTTATCAGCAAGATATTCCTATTGGCACTGTTATCTCAGGAACTGAAGAAGGTAACGGTTTTTACGGCAAAATGGTCCCAAAATTATTCGTTCATAATGAATATAATACAGCTATTATTGAGAATATTTTAAAAAGACAGCGCACTGTTTTGAAGCAAATTAAAAAAGAGATGGAAACTTATAAAAGAACTACAATTGACCCTCGCGCATTTGTTATTTTAGATGATTGTCTTTATGATAACACATGGGCTCGTGATAAAATGATGAGATTACTTTTCATGAACGGAAGACACTGGAAAGTAATGCTTGTAATTACTATGCAATATCCTTTAGGTATTCCTCCAAATCTTAGAACAAATATAGATTACGTTTTCATTCTTAGAGAGAACTATATTGCCAACAGAAAACGTATTTATGAAAATTATGCCGGTATGTTTCCAACATTTGAATCATTTGCTCAAGTAATGGACCAATGCACTGAAAATTTCGAATGCCTAGTTATTCATAATAATTCAAAGTCTAATAAATTACATGATCAGGTCTTTTGGTATAAAGCTGACAGTCATGGTGATTTCAGATTAGGTTCTAAGGAATTTTGGGAATTATCTAAAGACCTTAAGGACGACGAAGAAGAAGAGCAATATGACCCTACAAAGAGTAAGAAAAAAGGCGCAGGACCTAAGATTAGTGTTAAGAAAACAAACAAATGGTAAAAAAGTATAACAAAAATAATAAAATAATAAAAAATAATTATATTATTTTATTTTTAACAATCATCAAATGAAATTGTTACGGGATATTTAATATAACAATAGTCTCTCCAATTAGTG